GCTTCACGGATTATCGCCACTTCAACCAAAACCCTTGTAACTCAATTCTATCACTATATCTTTCCGCATTTCACTTTTTTGTAGTAACTTTGCTTTATGAAACGACTTTCTTTTATATGGTTTGCGGGGTTGTTGTGCCTTTGTACAACAATGGTTTCGTGTGTGGGAACGGCACCCATGAAGGAAGTACGCCTTATCGACTCTCTAAACCAGGTGGCTTATGCTTTTCGTTATAAAAACCTGGATTCATCCTGCCATGCGGCATCAAGGGCCTACCGTGAAGTCAGCCTCTATAAACAAGGAAAAGCGGAAGCATCCAATAATCTGGGCTTTTGTGCTTTTATGCGCATGGATTTTGAGCAGGCCGAAAAGTTTCATATGGATGTCTATAATCTGACCAAGAATGAACTGGAACTCCTTATTGCCGACATCGGTTTGATGAAGATTTATCAGCGGACGGCGTTGAACAAGGAGTTCTACGATTATCGCAATAGTGCCTTGCACCGTATGAAAAGAATAGCGGAGGATGACAATCTGTTTGTGGACCAACACGAGCAAATGCGTTTGAATTATGCCCGTTCGGAATTTTATATTGTATCTGCTGTGTATTATTATTATTTGCAACAGCGTCCGGAAGCTGTAGCCTCTATTAATGAAGTTACTAAAAAACAAGAGTTGCTGGCAGATACCAATCAGCTGTTGTATTATCACTACATCAAAGGTTCTGCTGCCTTATGCGAGGGTGAGACACCGGATGAGCGAAGACTGAGAGAATTTGATGAGCTCTATACCGCATGGCAGTTGGCTTCGCGCAAGGGCTATCTTTACTTTGAGGGCAATGGAGTGCAGGGACTTGCCAACTTGATGGCTTCACCGGATAATTACGCATTTTTTCAAGACCGCCGCTCCCATGCCTTGACACGTTTTGGAGTACCGGTAGATTCGCTGCTTCCCATGCGTCTGGGGCAGTTGGCATTGCAAAAATTCAGCCAATACAAGGATTTGTATCAGATAGCAGGTGCATATGTATCTATCGGCAAATACCTGAATGCCCACAGTCACTATACAGAAGCTCTTGACACGCTAAAACTTGCTCTGGAATGTGTAAATGACCATCACCGCCTTTTCTATGACTGCCACGATAGTTTGGACTGGCTGAAAGCATTTGACCGTCGAGATACGATTTGTGCGGAGAAGGCATGGATGGAGCAGAAACTGAAAACCGTGCCCGAGTGGATTTCACGTATTCGTGAACAGTTGAGCGTTTCGTATGCAGGACTCGGGATGAAAGAAAAATCAGACTATAACCGCAATATTTACCTGGATATCCTTGAAGATACACGCCAGGATAAAGAGCTGGAAAGCCGCTATCAAGCATTGGAAAAGGAGGCGGGGCAGCTCAACGTCGTGTTGTCACTGGTCATTGTGGGCTTCGTGCTTGTATCCCTCTTCTTCTGGTTTTTCAACAAGCGTTCCAAAGACCGGAACAGAGTGCATCTCCGCCGTCTGCAGCTGATGCTGGATATCTGTCAGAAGATAACGGCATCCATTCCGGCAGATGCACAGACTGAGGAGGAAATCGTCGACTCTATCCGGACGGCTGTCTGCCCGGAATTGGAAAAGCTGTTTGGAGTGAAGGACATCCGCATAGACAACGGGCAATTAGTGTTCCCGCGTCGGATGAGCAAGGATGAGCAGGCGATGGTACGGGTGATAACTCCCTATATCCAATGGGCAATCGACAACGGCATGACGTCCATCTCCCTTGGCGACGAACGCCGCAGACTGGAAAAGCAACGCTACATTTACGAGCAGCACATCGCGGGGAACAAACGGCAAAATCTGATAAAGAAAGCATGTATGGCTATTGTCAACGGAATTCACCCGTACATAGACCGTATCATCAACGAAGTGCAGAAACTGACTCAAAAAGGATTCATTAAAGAGGAGCGGATCAAAGAGGAGAAATACCAGTATATCGACGAGTTGGTTACTACCATCAATGAATACAATGATATTCTTGCCCTTTGGATAAAGATGAAGCAAGGAAGCCTTAGCCTGAACATAGAGACGTTCGAATTGAATGAACTTTTCGAGCTGCTTAGGAAGGGAAGCCGTACATTCGAGATGAAGAGACAGTCGTTGGAGGTGCAGCCTACGGATATCCGGGTAAAGGCAGACAAAGCCCTTACATTGTTTATGATAAATACACTGGCGGAGAATGCCCGTAAATATACCCCTCAGGGCGGTATGGTGAAAGTATATGCACGGCAGGAGGAAGATTATGTGGAAATCTCGGTAGAGGATAATGGTTGTGGATTGTCACCGGAAGATGTAGCCCGCATTGTGGGAGAAAAAGTATATGACTCGAAAGCCATCGGTATGAGTGACGCTCCCGACAAGGAGGAATTGAGGAAGAACAAAGGAAGTGGCTTTGGACTGATGAACTGTAAGGGCATCATTGAAAAATATCGCAAGACGAATGATTTGTTCAAGGTCTGTCTATTTAATGTGGAGAGCGGGCTGGGAAAAGGCAGCCGTTTTTATTTCCGTCTGCCTGCCGGTATCCGTAAGTCCGTGTCGGTGTTGCTCGTCGTGTTGTCTTTGTGCATGTCATCCTGCCGGCATGCTGTGGAACAGCCTGCTTCCGGAGAGGTGTTACCGGATTCTTTGGCACTGCTTGCACAGAATGAATACGAAGCTTTGCTGGACGAAGCCTCCGATTATGCCAATGAAGCTTATTACTGCAATGTAGACGGAGAATACGAACTGGCTTTACAATACATAGATTCGGCAATGTATTGCCTGAACGAACATTACAAGCAATACGCCCATCCTATACATCGCTATATGACGCTGACGGGAGACGGGGCGCCTGCGGAACTGGATTGGTGGAACCAGATGTTCAATTCGGATTTCCATGTAATTCTGGATATCAGGAATGAAGCGGCTGTCTCATTTCTTGCATTGAAGCAATGGGATGACTATAGTTATAATAATGCTGCCTACACCACCTTGTACAAACTGTTGGGAGAAGACCAATCCTTGGAAGAATATTGCCGGCAGCTGGAGCGTTCCACCAACAACAAGATGGTGGGCATTTTGCTGGCGGTGATTTTGCTGTTCGTATTGCTGTTGGGATATTACATACTCTACTTCCGTAAACGTCTGGTGAACCGCTGGAATCTGGAGCAAGTACTGGAAATTAATGGAAAGGTGTTCAATGCCTCCTTGTTGCCGGTTTCGGATATGGAGGAAATGTTGCAGCGTGAGGAGGATACATTGAAGGAAATCCCGCGGCAGATTGTAGGTTCCGCTTTTGATGCAGTGAACGAACTTTTGAGTATCGACCGGTTAAGCATAGCTGTATACAACGAGACTACACATAAGCTGGAATACACTTCCAATCCAGTGGAAGATACCGCCGTGGACGAGTTGCCTATCTGGAGGAAATATATGGAGAATTGCTTTGAGCAGCAAGAGTACATATCGGAAAAGGGTATACAAACATTGCCGCTTGTTGTGGATGCGGGAAATATGTGTCGTTGCATAGGTGTGCTGTGTCTGGAACGCAGGGAAGGTACGGAGCAGGAGACCGACCATTTGCTTTTGGAACTGATAGCCCGTTATGTCTCCATTGTAATCTTCAATGCAGTGGTTAAGTTGGCTACGAAATACCGGGACATCGAAGTGGCTCAAGATGAAGCCCGGCGAGCTTCCTGGGAAGACAGTTTGCTGCATGTACAGAACATGGTGCTGGATAATTGTCTTTCGACCATCAAGCATGAAACAATTTATTATCCGAACAAGATAAAGCAGCTGATAGGGAAACTGCGGTCCGGCAAACAGACAGAAGCGGAGGAGCGGGAAACGGTGGTTGCCATCAGCGAATTGATAGAGTATTACAAAGGTATCTTTACGACACTCAGTTCATGCGCTTCCCGCCAGTTGGAAGAGGTGACTTTCAGGCGTGCGACAATATCTGTGCCGGAACTTATGGCTACTGCCGGGAAATATTTCCGCAAAGTGTATAAGGGAAACAAGGCGCATATTGATTTTAAGATACAACCGTTGGAAGGACGGATTACCGGTGACTGGAACCAGTTGCGTTTCCTGCTTGAAAACCTGATAGACGAGGCTTGCTCCGTAACTCTGGATGGAGCTGTCTGTCTGTCGGCCCGGGAAGATGGGGAATTTATACGTTTTCTGTTTACAGATATGCGCAGGGAAAAGACCCGTGAAGAATTGAACCAATTGTTCTATCCCGACTTGTCCCGCATGACGGCCGGTGAGAAAGGAGAACTGTATGGTACGGAATATCTGGTGTGCAAGCAGATTATCCGCGACCATGACGAGTTTGCCGGACGCCGGGGATGCCGTATCAATGCCGAACCGGGAAAGGAAGGAGGTTTTACAATATATTTTACGCTACCGAAAAAATGAAATATGGAAGACAAAAAATTTAAAGTAATCATCGTTGAAGATGTCAAGTTGGAGCTGAAAGGGACGGAAGAGATTTTCCGCCATGAAATTCCCAATGCGGAGGTAATAGGTACTGCTATGACTGAGCAGGAGTTCTGGACATTGATTGAAGCCGGCGTGCCGGATCTTGTTCTGCTGGACTTGGGACTGGGAGGTTCGACCACAATCGGGGTGGACATCTGCCGGAATATCTTCAAGCGTTATCCGGGAGTACATGTGCTGATATTCACGGGAGAAATATTGAATGAGAAGTTATGGGTGGACGTACTTGAAGCCGGTGCCGACGGCATTATCCTGAAAACCGGAGAGTTGCTGACCAAAACCGATGTGCAGGCAGTGATGGCCGGCAAGAAGCTGGTCTTTAACTATCCGATACTGGAGAAGATAGTGGAACGCTTCAAGAAATCTGTCCTGAATGATGCAAAACGTCAGGAAGCAATCATAAGCTATGATATTGATGAGTATGACGAGCGTTTCCTCCGTCATTTGGCACTGGGCTATACCAAAGAAATGATTGCCAATCTTAGGGGAATGCCTTTTGGAGTCAAGTCGCTGGAGAAACGGCAGAATGACTTGGTCGGCCGTCTTTTCCCGCCTAGTGAACGGGTGGGGGTGAATGCCACTCGTCTGGTGGTGCGTGCATTGGAACTTCGAATCTTGAATATAGACAATCTGGAAGCCGACGATGAGTAAACTCCGAATGCCACATCCCGCTACGATGTTCTTCCTGCTGACGCTGGCAGTCATCCTCCTTTCATGGATATTCGATGTCTATGGCCTGAGCGTGCTGCAACCGCAGACTGGAGAAGAAATACGGGTGCAGAGCCTGCTGAGTCCGGAGGGCATACGCTGGCTGCTGCGCCATGTCATAACCAATTTTACGGGATTCGCTCCGTTAGGGCTGGTGATTGTGGCTATGTTCGGAATAGGGGTGGCACAGCATTCGGGTTTCATCGATGCATGTATTCGCAGGGGGGTACGACGTCCACGTGATCCTTGGCGCATTATTCTGCTGGTCATTGTCTTAGGACTGTTGTCCAATATAGTGGGAGATGCAGGATATATCATTCTGTTGCCGATAGCTGCAACTTTGTTCCAGTCTGTCGGTCTGCACCCCATTGGAGGTATAATTACAGCTTATGTTTCAGTCTCTTGTGGCTATAGCGCTAATGTGTTTTTGAGTACATTAGACCCCATGATTGCCTCTGTAACGCAAGAAGCGGCTGATAGGATGAATATTGCTCCGGGGCAGACTGGACCGCTGTGCAATTATTATTTTCTCTTTGTTTCCACGTTCCTGCTTGCATTCATCATTTATCATATTACCCGCAGGAGCTTGTTGCCACGTTTGGGAGAGTACGCAGGGGATATTCATTTTAATGGTTACAAGCAATTGTCACGCAAGGAACGGAGAGCTATGTTGGGAGCTGTATTTGCAGGCTTGCTGTATATTGCCATTATTCTGTGGGCTACATTCTCTTCATGGGGGATATTGCGGAGTGTCAATGGTGGGTTGATTCGTTCTCCGTTTATAGTTGGTATTCTGTTTTTGCTTTCGTTTGGAATAGGTTTGATGGGGATGGTCTATGGTTTTGCCTCCGGCCGATACCGTACGGACGGTGATGTGATAGAAGGACTTACGCAGCCGATGAAACTGCTGGGCGTTTATTTTGTGATAGCTTTCTTTGCCTCACAGATGTTTGCTTGTTTTGAATATTCCCACTTGGACAAGTGCATTGCCATTTTAGGCGCTAATCTGCTGTCCTCCGCCTCTTTGAGTAGTTTATGGATATTGATTCTCTTCATTCTTTTTACGGCGCTGGTCAATCTCTTTATGGTATCTGCCACAGCTAAATGGGCTTTTATGTCTTTCATTTTTGTTCCGGTATTGGCAAGTATGGGCATTTCGCCGGATATGACCCAATGTGCGTTTCGTATAGGTGACAGTGCAACAAATGCCATAACACCTTTTATGTTCTACATGCCACTTGTCTTGACCTATATGCAGCAATATGATAGGCAATCCACTTATGGTTCACTGCTGAAGTATACTTGGAGATATTCTTTAGTCATTCTATTGGCATGGACCACCTTATTTGTACTTTGGTACATCAGCGGTTTGCCATTAGGACTGTAATGTCATAACCGATGAACAGCCCGCTTTCGATAACCCCGGTAATGGCTTTCAGTTTCTGTTCCAAATCAGGAACAATGTTGCTGAGATGAATGTCAAGAATGAAATTACCGTTTTCGGTAAATACCGGACCGTCTTTTCCTTCTGCAAGACGTAGGCTGATTTTTGAAGCTCCCAATAAGCGTATCTCGTTTTCCACATGGGAGAGAGCATGTGGAAACACTTCCACCGGTATGGGGTATTTGCTCCCCAGTTTGCTGACAAGCTTGCTCTCATCGACAATGATGTAAGTCTTACCACTGCTTTTAATGAGAAGTTTCTCCTTAAACATGGCTCCACCACGTCCTTTGATGAGGTTATTATGCGGATCCACTTCGTCTGCACCGTCGAATGTCCAATCCGGACGCTTATTCCACAGAGTAGTTTGCGGCAGGCCAAGCTGTATACATGTCATCGAAATTTCGGCAGATGCCGGAATGATTTCTATATGCAAAGATTCTTGTTTAACTCGTTGAGCTAATGCAAACAAAGTGAGATAAACGGTAGAGCCGGAGCCTGCTCCTATGACATCACCGTCTTTGGCCAGTCCGGCAATCTCCTGGGCTACCAATTCCTTACTCGCCTTATTGCTGATTTTATTTGACCATTGCAATTCTTGTATCAACTGATTTTCCCATTCCATCTCTTTAAAATTTAGTTGTTATTACTCTTTCATTCATTTTCGGGTCAATGCTACTTTTCCTACTTGAATATTCCTCCATATTTTTACTTTTTATAATTAGTAACATTGATAATTTGCAAAATGTTTTAATACATCTGTATATAAATACCGTGTATCTTATTTGTAAAGGTAACTAATCATTACTTTTTATGTAGCAAATGAGCCTTTTATACATAGGTAACGAAAAAAGGTGATACAAAAATTTGCAATATTCGTAAAAAAGCGTACCTTTGCACCGCAATTAAGGCTGGTTCCGTAGCTCAGCTGGATAGAGCAACGCCCTTCTAAGGCGTGGGTCTTGCGTTCGAATCGCAACGGAATCACAAGGAAAAATGCTAATAGGTTCATTGACAACTTGTTAGCATTTTCTTTTTATGATAGTTGCACAACATTTGCACAACTTGCGAATAGGGAAAGAAAAAGCCGGGAAATAATTCCGGCTATATTGTTGTTTTAACCCCACCGCTGATTTTAGGAGATGGGTCGTATTCTGCTTTTTGTCTTCGTTTCTCGTCCTCGTCTTTGAGGTACTTGTTCCTTATCTCTTTGATGTCATTCGTCATTCCCCATACCTTGAAGAAGAGGATGATTTGCAATACTCCGAATATTAGGAGTATGATGGTTAGAAAGTCAATCATAATCTTATGTGTCTAATTTGTTATTTTAGCCATTTTGCAACTCCACCATGATGTGAACATGTTCCTCTACGGCTTTTGCTAAAACTATATGTTCCATCTCTACATAAAGCTGTTGCTCCAGGAGGCGCGGAATTATAATAAGTTGGAGATTGTACTCTTTCTCCCTTTGAATTTGTATAATATTTAATAGACGTACTGTTATTGTATGTAGTAGTACATTCTATTTTTTCTTTTGAAAGGTATTTAGTCGAAACATATCCTATGTATCCATTATAGTTTATCGGAATCCATTTACATTCACAGTCTTCATCTATGGTAACTTGAGTGCCTTTAGGTATTTGAGTAATAATAGCAGAGGTCGTATTAGGAGCCTCTCTCAAATTTAGATTTGCCATAACATATCTTATGGTATCTTGCTGAGTGGAAAGTTGGGCATTTAACAAGCAAGGAAATAAGAAAGAAAAAAATAGTATTATTCCTCTTTTCATAATCTTAGATATTTAGTTTGTTATTTTCTCCTAGAAGGAGCTCTTCTTGTATGTGGCTTAACATAAGTTCCATCCTTTCGATAGTATCCTTTAACTTGGACAGTACCACCAGTTGATGTTGGCTTATACTTATATTTTGTTGAATTACTAAGTGCATGATTAGAATGCGAATATTTATATGTAGATGTTTCAGAATCAAAATTCCAATCAGATAAAGAACGAATTTTCTTTTCTGATAGGAATCTTGTTTTATATACATAACCTCTTTTGTTACCGTATTTAGCTCTTCTGTATTTCTTGTATTTTCCTGTTGAAATTAAGTTTTTGCCAACAGGTACTTCTATATATGTCGAGTTAGTATTTGGCGATGCGTATAACTTTACAGGACCTGCGGTTTCACATAAAAAATAATTGGTTGTACAACTACCGAATATTAGTATGAAAAATAGTAGTATTAATAATTTTTTCATGACTTTTATAATTTAGATTGTTCTTGAGATTTCTTATACAGTTTTTGGGCTTTTTCAAGTCTTGTAATATACTCCATTACGTCATATTGAACGAAAGCCCATTTCCCGTCTTCGTATCTAATACTTTCATTGGTTTCAAGTGCTTGCATCACTTGATTGTATAATGATGAATCTTCTTCAATTATTCTTCCGGCTCTACGTTCATTTTCTTTCATAAATACGCTTATGGCTATCTTGATGATTCTGACTTCATTATCATAATCTTTCTTTTTCCGATAGAGAATCATTAGTCTATCATAGGGATGTGTTGCTGGAAGTTGTGGTATGATAGCTTTTTCATATACAGCTATAGCTTCATTTATCATACCTTCCTTTTCTAAATCTATGCCCAATTTAATTAATCTTGAACTTTCATTCTGTATTTCTCGTTGAGATGCTTCTTCAAATTCTTCTTCCTGTTTTTGTTGAAGTCTTTCAAAGCGAGATTTTTCCAAATGGTTTAGTTTATATTCGAGTTCATCTTCATCTTTACATAAAACTTCTCTCGCTTTAATCCCACTTGTTTCTCCTACAATACCAGCACATTCCAGTTGGTCCATAATACGCCCTGCTCTATTATAGCCTATAGCGAATTTACGTTGAATTAATGAAGTGGAACCTTGTTGGTGGATAACAACTAATCGAGCTGCATCTTCAAATAGTGGGTCAAGCCTTGTCATGTCAACCTTTTCTACAGAGGGGTACTCTATTTTTTCTTCATCTTCCTCCGTTATGAATTCCTCTTCTTTTTCTTCTGTGTCTATAATTGCCCTGTTTATAGGCGTTTCTACAACTTTGGCATTATTACCGTTGTCAACCTCATTATTGCTTTGAACTGTTTCCTTCTTTTCAACCGACGATAGATGCAATGCAAATCCTATTATAATAAGAAATATAGATACAGAGAAGTGCACACCGCAAATCGGCAATATGATTGCAAGCGCATAGCATATCGCCGAGAAAAGACATCCTGTGTAATTTTTAATCTCATATCCAGAATCAATATTGCTTGATTGCATTCTACGATTAGATATACCATTACTACTGACTTTTGTTCTTGAGTAAATTCCGGTTCCCGGTATTCCGGTTGTTACATAAGTGCCACGCTTCCCAAAGTTAACTTTTGCTCCACGTGGACCAACTGACCAGCTTGTACCGGATTTGCTAATATTCATGTGCACTCCGGGAAGTATCTTAATTCTTTTTCTGAAATATAGTCCCATAGTATTTAGATTTCATCTACAATAATATATCACTTACAATATGTTGTTTAACTATCCATAAGCTCCTAACCTGAGCAATTTCTATATCGAAGTCATCAAACTCTTTTTCATTTATTGAATGAGCTATCCAGTATTTTCGAGATACTTCTTGGTCTTTATATCTGCGAATAACTTTAATGTGACCGTGATAATCTCCGGTAATTTCATCTTCAACAACTACTCCGAAAATATTCCCAAATGGAATTGCATTTGGATTATTACGAGGAAGAGTGTATTTTTTGAGTGCAACCCAGCATCCGGCAGGAAGCGCAGGCGTCATTGAATTTCCTACAATTTGGGCAACTCCTTCGCAATCTTTACAATCGGGAAGATACCAATAACGGGTAATATCTTCTGTTTTGCTTATCAATTCTGCCTGACCGGCGGCAAACTTGAAAGTTACTTCTGGAAGAAGATGAAATCCTTTCTCCATAGCTTCTTTATACTCCTTTTCGGAAGTTACAGCTATCCCGTTTGAAGCAGGAATATTGATTGTTTCGCTCAAGGCGTTTTCTTCCTTTAGTGGTGTTCCTCTTCCGGTGAGAATGTATTCTGGATTCGCATTCTCATAATACGAACAAAATGGAGCTATTATTTTAGTAGAAACTTCTCCTGTTTCCCCAGTTCTAAGTTTTGACATCATATTTTTTGTGATGCTTGGAATGGTAGTATACACTTTATAGTCATTTAAGCCAAGCTTTTCCATTACCGCATAAAATCTATCTTTAATAGTTTCCATAGTTCTTGATGGTATCATAAAAGATACTTATATTTGTGCTGGAATCAAGTTGCGGATGATACCAACTAAATTGTTTAACTGTTCCCGCAAGGGATTATATAGGCGACTTCACTTCAAACCGCAACTTTGGAGTTGGTCGCTTTACTTATTATTATGGAAAAGAATATTCCCGAAGGTTTTTCTACAGAATTCTTAGACAGCGATGAAGGTAAGGAGTTGTATTCTCAAATACAATCATCAATGACGGATTACCACTTCGTTACTTCACGTTCACTAAAGCGATCCTATTTAATAATTCAAGGAATCCTTCTATTTTGTCGGTGTGTTTCACGCCAGATAAAAGCTTGAGAATGTCATTCTTTCCATTTTTTGTTATAGTTATAGATTTAGGATTTGCTATACATTCAAGTAATCCTTTTACTACCACATTGCAAGTCGTTATATCAGAGAATTGTGATGTATGGAATAAGCATGCAACTCCATGATATAAAAATCTGTATTCTAATCCCAATGGGTCTTTTCCTAATAATAAATAATGATATATCATCCAGTTGGTGTTTTCAGAAACTGCCATGTTTTTTTGTACCATGAATGATGCTCCAGTTGATATTTCATCAATCTTATCTCTTGTGTTTTTTATGTCAATTATCGTATATATATTCCATCCTATCAAAATTGTAACAAGTAATGATAGAACACCAACCAATACGCCTTGATAGTCAAATCCTAACTCTGCCTTGTGAGGGCAAGAAATACATAATGCAATAATGCTTATCGCTATCGCAATTCCACTCAATACTAAAGCCCAATTTTCTTTCTTCATATTATAATAAGGTATAAACCGCTCTAATAGTTAAATAATGTTTGTTACTATCTAAAAAGATACCATTTGTTTTGATGGTGTCTTTTTAGATAGTATATTTGCATCATCAATCAATCACGTAGCAAAGATAAACTAAATGATTGACGATACAAATAGTATAAACATATTAAATCACACGATTATGAGCACGAAGAGTTTTTTACATGAAGTTATGAGCCTTGCATGGCAGTTCGTTCGCAAGAACGGTTTCACGATGTCAGAAGCATTAAAATGCGCTTGGGCTAACATGAAATTGAAATTGCAGATGAAAAGCAAGATTGTGAAATTCTATTTTCAAAAGGTGGACGGTTCTGTGAGAGAAGCCTACGGTACACTAAATGAAAAACTGATGCCTGCCGTCACTGGTACTGACAACAGAAAGAAGAACGACACCGTTCAAACTTACTATGATACTGAACGCCAAGAGTTCAGATGCTTTAAGAAAGCTAACCTTTTAAAAATCGCCTGATATGAGACAGTTTAGAGTATGTGACAGTGTAGAAGCCTACGGGCTTGAGAAGGCTTTGGATAAGGCTTGTATAGACCTTGATAGAGTTGATAAGATGTCTGACACAGAGGCTTGTGCTTTCTGTAATACTGATACCAAAGAAGAGGCCTTAGAGGTTATTCAAGAAGAGATTGATTACATAGAGTTTCAACTTGATAGAATAGCAGTATGATAGAGGCATTGATAGTATTAGGCTGCTTGTATGCAAGTTATAGGCTTTTCAGAAAGCCGGGCGAGAAGTTCTTTTACGATGATTAATCACACGATTATATCACGCACGACAGTCCTATTGACAGCTAAAGACTGGCATCCGATAGCGAGAATCGGGTAGGGTACTATTGATTGGTTCTTTGATAAGTCTGTGAAAGCAATTACGGTGTAATTCATAAGCCGTTTTTGCCAACCAAAGATAACGAACGCACATAAGCAAGTTGGGGCTTGCGAGCTGTGCAATGTTTAACAATTAATAGATGTGTAACCATAGTCTTTGAGGTGTAAGTAATGACGGATTAGGCGGCCGACACGCACATCGACAATATAGCCCTATTGACAGCTAAAGACTGACATCCGATAGCGAGAATCGGGTAGGGTACACAACCGCAGCAAAGGTTAGTGCTACTATCGTACTAAAAGCCACGGGCAAAGCGAAGTGCGCACCGCTTTACCTCATCCTTGTACGGGCGGTAAAATTTAAAATCACACGATTATGGGAAAAAGTATGTATAAATCACGTATGCCATATATAGGTATGCCGGTTAAGTGTAAACATCCCGGATGGGAAAGCAAGATTGGGGCGATTTGCGCCATCAATGGGGATAAAGTAATGGTAGAGTTCGGAAAGCACGATTTTGTAGAATTCTATAGTGATGAACTGGTTGCAATGACGATGTTATGAAGATAATTATGTTCTCTTTTTCGTTGCTTGTACTGCTTTGTATGACAATGATATTATGTAATTCCATAATAAAGGATGGCCCTTTGTACATGACGGGAATCGTGTTGACATCTGCAATGTTTATTTTGTCTGTTATACTTGCAGTGATAACCGGCATGGAGTTACATGAAAAGTGTTAGTATAAACTGTTTTGTCGTGTTTTATTTTGTGTTTGTACTGGGTGTGCCGTCTGTGAAGATAGCGCACCTTTCTTATTGGGGCGTTCGGTGTAATGGTTAACACACCTCATTGGAGGAGACTGGCGGTTCGAGTCCGTCAACGCCCACCAATCATTCTAATATAACATTTATGGAAAAGGTAGAAAGTAAAGAGAAAATGAGAAACATGAAGAGAGGAGCCACGATAGAGCTGCCTATATCTTCACTTGAGACAATCCGCAACAACGTATCACTTCTAAATGCCAAGCATCTTCTTGAGGGTAAAAAATGGGCTTCAAAGTCTTATCCGAAAAAAGGTATTGTCGTTGTAAAAAGGGAGTCATAGTCATCTAACTCACACGATTATGGAACGGGTATTCACAGAACTCACCCCTGAATGCGAGATTACAGCACGGATGTATGCACAAGGGTATGAGAAAAAGGAAATCGCCAATTTCAAATGCCGGGCGGTTAGCACGATTAATAACCAATTGCAAAAGGCTTTTGAAATATTGCATGTACGGAATGGGAGAGAACTTGCAACAATGCTTTATGAACGGATAGCCGGTGTGAGGCTCACGATGGATTTTTCGCCTATAGTCCGTGTGTCCGTCGCATGTTGCTTACTGTGTATATTTTCTTTGTCACTTTACCACGAACAAGGTGATATGAGAAGGTTACGAAGATTTAGAATTGAACATATAGAAAGGGTAAGAGAATGAACATGGAGGATATTTTAAATAGTGGTGCCAATGTTACTTTGACAATAAAGTCCACTGATTTGAAAGAGTTCGCAGAACATCTTGTAAAAAAGACTGTGAGAAGTATTAGAGACTCTTTCATCAGACCGGAAGAGGACTACTTGACCATTAAAGAGGCAAGTCAGATTCTACATACCGATAAGTCAACCTTATGGAGATGGCATAAAATTGGATATTTGTGCAGGTTGGAAATAGGAGGTAAGAGATTGTACCGAAAAAGTGATGTAGATGCTATTCTACAGAAAGAGAATAATTAACCCTTTAAATTTTACGATTATGAGTCTTATCAAAAAATCAAATGAATTAGTAATCCCTACCACAGTGAAAATGATGATTTACGGCCAGGCTGGTATGGGAAAATCAACAGTGGCATTGAGCGCACCGAAACCGTTATTATTGGATTTCGATAATGGCGTTAAGCGTATGAATATGGCGCATTTGGAAAACATAGATACCGTACAGGTCACTTCATGGAGTGATGTTCAACAGGTCTTGCAGGAGGATTTGTCTGCTTATCAGACCATTGTAGTTGATACTATCGGTAAGATGATGGATTTCATCATTACTTATAAATGTGGCAGCCGCCAACCGTCTATCAGGGATTGGAGTGGTATCAATGCGGAGTTTTCATGGATGACACGAACACTTTCGGGGCTTAACAAGCACATCATTTTCGTTGCCCATCGCGACACACGGAAAGAAGGTGATGATACCGTGTTTATCCCTGCCTTGCGTGAAAAGTCCTACAACTCCATCGTTACCGAACTGGATTTGCTCGGCTATCTTGAAATGAAAAGCGAAAGAGGTGTTCAAAGACGCACTATAACTTTTGACCCGACTTCAAGAAATGACGGTAAGAATACATGCAATCTTCCTTCAGTGATGGAAGTTCCTACCATCCTTGACAAGAATGGTAATCCAACCGCAAAGAACGACTTTATCACCGCCAAGATAATCAATTCGTATTTGGGTATGCTTGCTGCCAAGAAGGAAGCGCAGGAAAAGTATGACAAGGTGATAGAAGAAATAAAAGAAAGCATTGAATTTATCACCGATGCCAACTCCGCTAATGAGTTCGCTTCACATATCAATGAGTTTGAACACGTTGGTAGTTCTTTGATGATGGCGAGAAATTTGTTTGCTGCAAAGGTAAAGGCTTTGGGACTGGTATTCAATAAGGAAACTAAAATCTACTCAGATGCAGCCTAACTATCGTATATATGCAACATTGTTGGATTCTTACTTCAATTACCTTAATAGCGATGTCATATATGAGCGTTATTATGGGTGGAGTGAGAATCCACCATATACGGAAGAAGAGTTTCGGCAGAAGCAGTTTCAAGAACTGATAGACCGGATTAACTGCAGGCCATTCGACAGCGAAGCGGCAGACAAGGGAACAGCCTTTAATGAGGTTATTGACTGTATGGTTGAAAATCGGAAATCCGAAACGGTGCAGGTTGAAAAGGTATATAAGGCAATACGCGAAGGAGCTTGTGACGAAACAGGTAAACCTTTGTATTACGATGAGGTTCAGACCAACGAGGTTATAGGTTTGAGAGTTACCTATAATAATCGTGTTTTTACTTTCCCAATCTCACTTTGCCGAGAGTTCGCCGGTTACTTCAAAGGAGCATTGACCCAACAAAGGGTAGAAGCGATTCTTTCAACCGCATACGGCAATGTTTTGGTTTATGGGGTGATTGACGAGCTGATGCCGGCCAGCGTCCACGACATCAAAACAACTGGAAGCTATACCGTAGGGAAGTTCAAAGACCACCATCAACATTTGGTTTATCCTTACGCTTTGATGAAGAACGGTTCGGATGTACGGACATTTGAGTACAACATTGTAGAGTTCAATAAAGGCGGTTTTGTGGTAGATACCTATACAGAAACATACGTTTTCAATCCAGAACGTGATATTCCTATTCTCACTAATCATTGTGAGGAATTTATCCGGTTTTTGGAAGAAAACAGAGAACTTATAACCGATAAAAAGATTTTTGGAGGAGAAAATTAATGGCAAACCAAATAACCGGACGGATAATCGAAATCGGACAAACCGTTCAAATACCATCCAAAAACGGTGGTTCCTCATTTATAAAACGGGAGTTTATTTTAGATGCTACCACTTACGACCCTTATACGGGAGAGCGTAGCGAGTATGAGAACATTATTCCCTTAGAGTTTTCGGGTGACAAGTGTACAGAACTTGACCGCTTTAATCAGGGTGATGTTGTTACTGTATCATTTGTCTTACAAGGGCGTTCTTGGACGAATCAAGACGGAGAATTCAAACGTATGGCGTCTATTCGGTGTTACAAAATAGATGCGCGTGGCGGTGTGTCGCAATCCTCACAAGCTACACTGGCACAGCAACCAATTCAACAACCTACACCGCAACCGACTTATCAGCAACAGCCGCAGAATTTCCCACCTCCGGTTGATGCGAATGGCAATGTAAAGGACGATTTGCCTTTTTAGTGTATGTCCCTTTACGATACTTCAAACCCTTTGCAGAAAGAGCAATTTAAGGCTCGTTCTGCAAAGCTCGCAGAAAGCGGTAAGGTTGTAGAACTCACAGAGAAAAAGCCTAAAAGAAGCCTGCAAAGCAATAAATATTTGCATGTGATTTTAGGTTACTTTGCGTGTGAGACCGGAAACACGTTGGAGTGGGTGAAGCAACAGTATTATAAAAAGCTTGTTAATCCATCCATTTTCATTCGTGAGAGAGACGACAAGTATTTGGGACGGATAAAGATATTGCGCAGCTCTGCTGATTTAGATAGTGCAGAAATGAGTACAAGTATTACCCGTTTTCGTAATTGGGCAAGTGCTGAATGCGGAATATATTTACCTTCTGCTGATGAAGATAGATTGATTCAACTAATGGAAATAGAGATTGGACGAAATAAAGATTATTTATAATGGCAGAAATATGGAAAGATGTTGTCGGATATGAAGGTTTATATCAAGTATCAGACAGGGGTAGAATTAAATCTATATGCAGTTACGTAAGACTACAAAATGGTGAATTAATGAAGAAAAAGCCGCATATCCTTAAACTACAAGATAGATGTGGATATAAATGTGTAAACCTATTCAAAGGCGGACGCTCACATACACTTAACATTCATCGTTTAGTAGCAGAGGCTTTTTTACCCAATCCTCATAGGTATTCAGTTGTAAATCATAAAGATGAAAACAAAAGCAATAACAGCTTGTCTAATTTGGAATGGTGTACTCACGCTTATAATTTGAGTTATGGTACTGCCCAAAGAAGAAGGGCCGTATCTCAAGGTAAAGTAGTTATTCAATTAGATAAGAATGGAGCTTTTATAAAGCGACATTTGACATTAATGGACGCTTGTAGAGATACCGGCATAAATTTTCAAAATATCTCACAATGTTGTAACAACAAAAGAAAAACAGCAGGTGGATATTGTTGGAAATTTGAGGAACAGCAGGAAATACAAAGAAATCAAGAATTTATTTAGTTATGATAGAAACAAGAAAAACAGAAATCAGGTATGTGACATCTGACCCGAAAAAGATGCTCAACATGTACCTTGCAAAACGTGTCCTCAAAACATGGG